GGAACTATTCCTGAAACTGGACCATGACTAATGCCATTAGTAGAATCAGATATAGTTTCAGAAATGGCAACGCCACCTATAGTTAAAAGTATAGAACCATCAACTACTGTATTTGCTCCATAGATTGAAACCATAATTGAGCTAGAAGTAGAATTTATATAAGTAACTCCATAAGCTCTACTAGCAGACATATCTTGCCAAGTTTGATTAATTCCTACACCAACAGATATATAATTAGAAGGATTAGTTGCGTTATAAGGCGTAAATCCTAACGCAGTAGTTACATCAGTTGAATTAAGAACAATCGCACCTGTACGAGTATTAAAACTTGTTACCGCAGAAGCATTAGCAAAGTAAACATTAGTGCCATCACTCCAAGTATATTGTGATGAACCAGCAGTAATAACAACGCCTGTACCTGCCGCAGTTTTAACGGTTAAAGTATAAGCTCCAGAAGTTTGATTAGAGAAAATCCATTCATTTACTTGGCTTGGTACAATTAATGTACTATTTGCAGTCAATGTCCCTGTAATAGTTACAATTGGATAAGCCGCTTGTAAAGTAGTCATAGTCACGCTTGTACTAGACATAGCTATTGATTGCAATCCTTGAAAAGCAGTAGCAACCCATCCAGCACCACCAGTATCAGGATTAGTTAAATTATTTTCAGTAGAACTCAACCAAAAACCATTAAATGAACTACTTAATATAACTGCGCCTTTAGGATAACCACCTACAGTAGTAGAAAATGCTGAATCATACGGAAAGAAACCACCAGCTTGTTGCCATTGTGTAATTGCTGTTATTTCATTTAAGATACCATTAAAATCAGCACCGAAAGGTGGAACGCCACCTGTACTAATAGGCGTAAAAGTTAATGGTGGAAATCCATCATGCAAAGATGCTTTACCATTAGTTACCCCAATTTGAGAAGCTGTTGGAATAGTAGCGATATAACTTCCAGTAGCGGCATAAGCAAATGGCAATGGAATCTTGGTTGGTATATTGGTACTTTGCATGATTTATCCTATTAATAAGTTAATGATACGCTAACGCCAGCAGGTCTAGGAAATACACCTGAATTGTTAATAATTGCAATTTGTACTGCACTTGGTACAAAAGTTAAATGATATTGGAATGACATACTTCCTGAATTAATTACATAAGCTGAACCATAAGGATTAATACCATCACTCGTGCTAAATTCAGCTTGCAACAAAGCATTAATAGATGGGATAGATAAATTGGATATATTAGCCGCCGCTTTAACTAAAATCAATCTTCTATATTGAGCATCTGCTAAAGCAAAAGTTGTAGTCAATGCTGTTCCTGAACCAAATGGAGCTTGCCCAAAAGGTTGCGGACCTGTAGACGCTGTTGGAGCAGTATAGGCTTCTTTAAAACCTAAATAATTAGATGCACTTACTTGTAAATAACGAGATACACCAACAATCTGACCCCATATATCTAATCCATTTCCTACAGCAGTAGCTATATTCCAAATATTAGAATAAAAATTAGCAATATCAATAGTAGGGTCTACTGCATCATTAAATGATTGTAATAATCCTACAAGCGTAGGGCTATCTACATATTGACTTAATAAGGTTTCATCCCAACTCATCATACTAATGTCACCACAATATTAGATGCAGTAATTGTTGGTAATTGGTCTATTCCTAAAGCTGCTAATAATGTAGAAGGACTTGCTGTTAAACCTAGATAAACTTCAATAACATTAACATTAGGATTGATTGCATTGATATTTGCATAATATCTACCTGAATATGAAGTTGAATTAATCGTAACTGCTGACCCACCATCTTGACCATTAAATGAAGCAATAACAGCATTTTGTGTTAATTGAACAATATTTGATGGCAATAAAGTATTATTTTTTATTTCAACAATAAAATAAACTGGTGCGGAAGTTGGTATTAAATATGTAACTGAATAACTTGGATAAGGTGTTGGATATGTTGTATCGTAAACAGTCACAGTTGTATTTCCGTTATATGCACAACCCGGTGAATTTTTACCCCAAATAGCTTGAGCTACCGCAGAACTTGTACCGCCAGCTACACTCACACATACAGAATGAGCCGCTAACGAATAACTTGTGCTTCCATAACTAACAGTACTACCTGTAGGATTGTCAGTAACGAAAGCTCCAATAACATCTGGAACTTGTGTTACAGCTGCATAAATAGCTTGAATTGAATTAACTGAATTTCCAGCAACACTCGCAGACCTTCTAGCTTCAAAAGCCGCTCTAGTTTCTACCAAATTACCAACCGTACCTGTTGCTGGATTTGAAACTGTATTCCAACCAGCGATTGCAGTATAAATAATATTCAATGCGCCAATAGCACAAGCAATTGCACCTTGCGTTTGATTTTGGAATTGAACTGTAACATTTCCACTTGAAGGAATAGTAGCAGAAGTTGTAGACGAATATAAATATCCACTTGTATCTTGTGCTACTGAACCTACTGGAATAATTGTTCCTACAGCTCCATTACACGTACAATTTACAACTGTACCAGCACCCGGTATTCTTTGAATAAAATAAATTTCACCAATTGCATCTTGCCAAATTCCTGAAGCCATTGACGGATTAACTTGATTAGCTATATAAGCAATCTCGTTATTCTTATCGCCAATAATTGCCGTTTCAGATTGCGCTAATTGACCTTGAGGTGTTTGAAGTGAAGGATTAACGCCACCACCAAAAGCCGTATCAATGTCAGCTTGTACGCCAGTTAAAATTGCAGATTCGGAAGGCAGTACTGGACTGCCATTGACCCAAGTTATTTGAGGAACGTTAGTTGACATTATGCAGCCCTCGCAAATTCACCGTGATATTTTTCTCTAGCTTCAATAGCTACCAATTCAGCTAATTCATTAATTGTCATAGGTTATCCAAATGCCACATTGTTAATTGCTCCATCAGTATCAATAATTTGTAGTGTTCCTGAAAGAACTCGATTCTCAAAAGATGTAAATGTAACTTTAACAGAAACTACATTAGGAATAGTAAATGCCGCCGTTGTTAATTGTAAATTAACAAATTGCAAAGGCGGAAATAATCCTAAAATATTTTGCCAATAAGGTAATCCTAAACTATTATCATACCAACATTCACCTAAAAATGTTCTAGTAGCCGAAGCTACATCTTGAGCGATAGAATAAGGCGCATCAGCTAATGCAATATTTCCATTTATATCTAATACTAGGTCCCATTGTGACTGGTCAAGCAATAATGAGTTTTGAATTATTGTCATTTTTAACCTTTATTACATCGGACTACTTGGAGTACCAGTATTACCGCCTTGTGGGTCAGAATGTGTATGACTATTATAAATAGACCGCATCTGAGCCATTGAATGAGTATTAGTAGCTGAATTATCTATAATATCACCACTCACTTTTAAAATTGGCGTATTCATTGTAACACTTGTAGAAGAATTTACGATTGCAGTTGGAGCATTTACAGTTACATTTACTGGAGAAGTAATTGTTATGCCTGAACTATTAAATTGAACATATTGTGTGGGAGCTGAACCAATGATTGTCATAAGATAAACCATATCTGACATATCATTTTTACGAACAGAACCCGGTGCTGATACTTTACTAGAATTTTTAACTGTAGAAATATCCCTATCGCAAACAGTCGCAATCCCAATATCACCCACTACAGGGTCAAGAATAATCCCATTAGTACCACCTTGTATTCTCATATAAGGAACATTATAAATTATCCCGTGCGCCCATATTTGCCCTGCGCCATCAATAGCACTTACCATAGGTTGTACTGAAACTGTACCAATAGGAGAAACTCCCCCAGCATTAGTAACAGAAATTACTTTTACAGGCATGGCAGTTCTTAATCCTGACAATGCGCTTGTAATAATAAATTGCAATCGACCCACTTCAGAAGCATTATCTGAAGCAACGTGATTGCTTAAAACTCCATTAGTTGTTTGCGACATAGGGAGATGGACTCAATTGTGAAGTTGTAAACCAAGCACCGTCAGGAGTTAAAGTGCTTATCTCATGTGTTAAATTTTGAACTGGGAATTGCCCATTAGCTTTTGGTAATGATGATGTTAAATTAACCATACGCCCATTTGTAATAACAGGATTAAATTCTGATTTAACTGTAAATCCAGCTTCCCAATAAGAAGGATAGCCAACCAATCCAGTTTCAGGACTTAAATTAATAACTACATCATCTCTAACACCATCATTAGACCAAATGCTTACTGTATTATTTTCAATCACTAATGGAAATGCGGCGTGTTTAGCAACTGTTTGAATTTGGTCAATCAATGAACCTGACAAATATTGATTTTGTAAAACTGCATGGGCAGTATTATTAACATTTTTAAATGTCCAATTGCTACCAAGTTGAGTTGTTAGATTTTCAATTATATATTCAGCTTTAACTGAACCTTGATAACTATTTGCGGCTACTGCTACATTTTTACTAAAATATCCTGCTACAGCCGCACACGTAAATGAAATATCAGGCATGGAACTTAAATCAATAAAACTAGAAATAATAGTTCCTGAAAATACTTGATTAAGAATACTTCCTTGATTACCAGCCAAAACAGTAACAGATTGATTTTGTGCCGCAACCATATTCGCACCTGTACTAGAATATTGATTCATTTGCGCTAAAGTCATGCCATATACTTTAAGTTGCAATTGACCAAATGCGCTATTTCCACCGGGGTTAATAATAGTGGCAGAACATCTTAATCCTTCAAGATTAAGTATCTCTCCACTTTGGTCTAAGAATTGCAGATTTATCTGACGATAAGCAAAACTCATAATATTGGAAGCCAATAAGTTAAGATATAACGAGAACCTAATCCTGTATAGTCAGGATTATCAGTTCCTTGAGTATCAATAAAAAGCAATTGTCCTGTAAATCCAAGATAGGATTCTCGTACTAATCCAACTGCATTTAAACAAATCATTGAAGTTACAATTGGGGTACTATCAATAGTTAAATCAAAGAATAATCCTGTATTTTTTTGATAAAGATTAATAGCACAATTTTGACCATTTAATTGAATGGTAAATGATTGAGATGCAACAGAAGTTAAAGGAATGACTTGCATATTAATCCCATCCTTTAGAATTTTTAATGCCGAAATCTATTCCACCCATATCTGCATTAGCATGAGATTGTTGTTGTTTTGTTGGATTAACAGGAGATACTTGTCCATTATTCTGAGGACTTGAAGCACTTGGAGCAGTAGTAACTGGAACAGCTACTTGAACAACTCTAACTTGTTGAAACCATAATTGAGCAATAATTAAAGAAACACCTTGTTTGGCTTCTCTACGATAATCTACATGAACTAAATTACAATTTTCATAAGTAAAATTTGGTGTAATTACACTAATTAATGTTAATGAGTTCATTAACTTCTCTAAAGTACTAAGGAAATTTTCCTTAGTCATAGCACCTTTACCATTACATGAAATAGTCACTCGACAATCAAATGGCATTGCTACTTTATTGTAACTTTGAAAACTTCCACCTTCAATTGGATAGTTTGGTATTTTACGTTCTTCTCTATATTCAAAATCAACGAATGAATCAGGAGTAATAATACTTTCACCAGTAGCTCCAACAAATCCCCATTGAACGCCTGTAATTTGTTTAGGCATTGGTTTTGGTTTAGCAACACCAAAAATTGAAATTGGATAAGGTAAACGAGGTATTGGTGGAACACCCGGTAAATTAGGAATATTAGGATATGGGATTAAAGGCATTATCTATTTCCTACTATTCCAGCATTAATTAAAGAATTGTTTTTAAGTGCAGTACCTATGCTATTAGCAATCATGTTTGGGTCTGTTGCTTGAGTATGCACATTCACGTTTTGAATATCAACAGTATTAGTCGTAGTGTTTGCCGCTGAACCCATAGGAGCAGTTGCATTTGGTCCTGTCATACCTTCGTGCATTTCTTGTGCTTTTCTAATAGTTTCTGTTTGATTCTGCAATAATATTTGGTCAGGATTTATACCTGTTTTTTTAGTTAAATCAGCAAGATAACTTGGTGCATCTTTTAAATCTGCTCCACTTCCTAACCATCCTTTAGTATTTCCTGACCCATAAATTAATTTTCTAAGAGTATTAAGCCCTTGTTGTTCTTTTTGATTAATTAATGAAGTCTGAGCTGATGACCCAGTTTCCATATTAGGAAATATAGCAAATCCTTCTGTATCTGCACCAGTAGCTCCATGTGCTTTAGCATAATCCCCATATTTCATATTACCGGGGTTTTTATTTCTAAAACTTCTTGAACCGCCACCTGATGATGATTTTAAATCTCTTAAAAGCTGTGCATCTAAATCTTCTTGATTTTCGCCAACATCTTTACTATGAAGCAATAATCCAACCGCTCCAAATAGTTTACCCACTAAAGCAAATGCACCTGTTGATACAGTAACGCCAATCGCTTTCAATGCAAGATTAAGAGAACCCATTGCACCACCAAGCAATAAAGTATTAGATACCCATCCATCAGTTGCTTTATTAATGGCTATAAATTTTTCTGCACCAACTTCTGCACCAGTAGCTAGAAGCCCTAATGCTGGATAAACTTCATCCATAATGCTATTTTTAACGCCACCTAAAGTATTAACCAATGCACCAAATTGAGCTTGTAATTTCTGAGCTGAAGCAGTATTTTTTTCATTAACGCCTGAAACTTTATAGCTTGCATCATATAGTTTACGAACCGCATCTTCACCTTGCATCAATACCATAAAGGTATTCTTATCTATACCTAGTTGTTGTGCTAAAGAATAAGTTAATTGTTCACCATTAGTTTCTCTAAATTTCTTTAAGGCTTCGGATAGTTTTAATATATCTACCGTACCTTTATTAATATCAACAGAACCTAATGCACCTAATCTAGCTAAAGGAGTTTCTATTGCCGCATTACCTAATTTAATACCTGCTACACCTGCTTGAAGTGCTTGTAATGAGCCTTGAAAATCATCAGCAGTACCGCCAACAGATTTTAATACTCCACCCCAAGCATCAAGTTCACGAGCAGATAAACTAAGTAATTGTGAATTGCGACCTAAAGCGGCATTGCCAGCAGTCATTGTACTAACAAAACTTACAAAAGCAGAAGCTCCGAAAGCGGCAACACCAAATGAGATTAAAGAATCACGAGCTTTTTCAAATCCTAGAGCCGTTTCTTTAGAACTTCGTTGAATATTTTTTGAGGTTTTTTGATTAGCTTCATCAAATTTCCGTAATTCATCTACGGATTTCTTCTGCGCTTTATCGAATTTAGAGGAGTCTAAGCCTAGTTCAATTAGTAAACTGTCGATTACTGTAGCCAAGATTTATCCTCTTTTAATAATTATTTCTGATTCATTATATATGCGTTATGTCTATCTATAGCATTAATTTCAATCAATATCCACATATCCTCAACACCATAAATAGTGTCTAGTTCATGTAGTGTAGCTAATTTAGAAGATATGACAGTTGCTATTGCTTGCGTTGTGGCTTGATACTCAATGAGCTTTCTTGTATTGTTTCCTGCGCTTCTGATTCCGAAGTCAATTTGCTTTCGTTTAAAAAAAAATCCATGTGTAAATTCCATGTAGCTTTTCTTAATTGTAAGCGAGTTGCAACTTCTTCAATATCTTCTTCAACTAATTTACGCTTAATATTAGCTGAAGGAATAATTTGAACGCAATTCATCATTTCATCTAAAAGCGGTTTTGCCGCATCAAATGGAATTTTGAGTAAATTCATATATCCTATTGCCATTAAACCTGACATACCCTGAGAAGCTAAACCTTCAGGTATCTCAATGCCAGCATTGCCGACAGCTAAGATAACCTGAAAAGCCCAGTTTTCAGCCTGAGAAGCTGACATTTCCGTAATTAAAAACTGTTTACCTAAATCTCTACCAGTTTCAGCTACGAATGTCGTTTCTTTTCTAGCCATTTATTTTAAACTCCAGTTATTGAACCTACGATAGATTGCCAAGTTATTTCATATACTACTGGTTGTAAAGTCTTTTTAACAGCAGGAAATGGAGTTGCCGCAGTTAAATAGCCATTAACAAGGCTATAAGCCCTTCCTGTAGATGGTAAAATAATTGTACCATTAGCTAAAAATACATCTACTACTGCATCTTGAGCCGCTCTCCAATTATCAAAAACCGATACGCTAGGACTATCAGCTTGAAGATGAATAGTCATTTTATATGGAATCCATACTTTACCACCTGAAAGACTGCCATCAACACCCATTAAAACTTCTGATTGTTGGACAGATTCACTTTCAAAGGCATCATCAACGGCATAGCCTTGAATGTTAGATGGACCATATAGCCCACCTATGACGAGTGTTAGTACTGAATTTGCTGAGGTTATTGTTGCCATGATTTATCCCTTATTGAATAACGATAGATGCAAGAGTAATTTGTTGTACGCTTTCACCATCTTGATAATACAAAGTAATAGGTGGAGATTGACGAGCCGCACGAGTAACCGCAGTTGCAGGTGAAATTTGCAATACATAACCTTGAGAAGCAATTACTGGAGCGGCGTTATAACCTAAAGCATATTGAACTTCAGCCGCTTGAGCCGCAGATAATTGAATACCTTTACGAATTGCACCGAAATTAATTGCCGCATTGATTGGGTCTAAACAAGCCGCATTGATTAATGAATAACCTTGCGTATTGTATGGAATAGAACCAACTTGTTGAAGCAATGTAACTAAAGCTAATTGTAAATTAGCATTTAACCAAATTTGATTCAAGTAAGTATCAGCCCATAACCATTTGCCTGAAACAGAACCCGGTGTAAACCAAGAAGCGTTATTAGCAGGATTATTAGAACCATAAGCACCGTAGCAATTATAACCATTAGCAACTACACCAGCATAATTTGAAGCAGTTGTTACTGAAGCTACTAAACCTGACTGCTCTTTAAAGTCTAATGTTGCACGACCATTCAAGCGAGTAAAGTCTAATGAAGCCGCAAAACCAGCCGCAAATGCTGAAAGTGTATTGTTGCCGTAAATTGGCAATGTACCAACAACTTGACCAACTTGTAACCAATCACCAAAGGTGTTAGTAGAAGCAGAATTTAATACGTTAATATCAGAATCTTGGCAGATATACAAATAACGAGGTGAAACAGAATTAGACCAAGTAGCAAATGCTTCTTTTTCAGCAATGACTGATTCCCATACTGTGAAGAATGTAGCCCAGTTTTGATTTTGGTTAATAATGCTATTCATGTAAGTAGCTGGAACTGCCGCCGCTTGACCTTGCGATAATACTGCACCTGTAGCTTGCGTTAGCATTAAGCCTGTTGCCATAGCACCAGTTGTTGCAAAACTAACCGTAGCCGCTGTTCCTGTAAGTGTAGTAGTGAATATAAATGCACTTGGTACAGAATCATAAGTAACTGTAAATGGTGGTGAAGTAAATGCCGCTTGAATAACTGTTGCCGCTTGGCTGAAACTTGTAACTGCGGCTAAACTGATTGAACCTGAAGTGACAAGAGTGCCATTAATGGTAAAAGCTAAAGTACCAGTACCTAGAGCTTGCAATTGACCTAAAGTCATTGAAGATAAGTTGCCACCACGAACCCATGCCGCTGTTGCTGTTTCTGCATAGTTAGCAATAAATAAAGCACCCGGCAATTGAGTACCAATGCTATAACCATTAAAATAAATTGTAGCTAATGACGCTTCTGTAGAAGTTGCGCCAAAATAAGTTGATACATCATTGGCAGTTGCAAATTGTAAAATTGTTCCAGCAGGAGCATAGGCATTTTGTGTGAGCATCAATCCGTTTAAATCAACGGCAATACCACCAGCAGACAAAACTGACGGAACTACATTTACTACTTGTGAAAAAGGAATAGTACTCATAAAAATCTCCTATGGTTGAAATGTTTGGTCTATTGGTGCTAGACCCACTACAACATCTAACATTGATTGTTGAGATGTGGTTAATGTTGGATTATATTGCAAATTACCTTCTAACTTCCATCTTTGCTCATATTGCTGTTCTCCATCAATTAAAGGCAATTGAACTGGGTCATCAGCATATAAAGGCTGAATATTTGCAGGAAATAAATCCGTTGCATATTCATCACGAAATAAAGCCTGAGTTTCCATAGCCCATATTTGTGATAATGGACCATAAAAATCAAGCTGAACAACATATCTTGTTGGAGTCAAAATAGATTTTTGCTGTAATGCAGAATTATAAGTATCTACATTAAAAGATAATCTATTCATTCCAGTATTATTCATAGCAACAAATCCACCTTTCGGCATTGCAACCAAATTATCTTGAGCTTGTACTACTTCAGTTCCAATAGGTAGAAAAGTTCTAAAGAAAACTACTAGAGCTTTAAAAATATCTTGGTCAATAATATCAATGGTAACTGCCATAATTAATCCTGTTGTAATGTCACTATAACATGACACCAATCACTCCAAGTTTCTACAACTTGTGTAATTAGCCAATTACGATTACTTCCATTAGGTATTTCAGGAAATATTAAAATATCTCCACCAATGTTATCAGCACGAACAACACCAGCCGCATTACCATACATATAAACTGAACGCATTACGCCAGTTATATTCAAGCCATCAGTATGCTGTAAATCTGTCGTGCTTAGAGCTTGTATTTGCGCTCTAACGGATAATGTTAAAGTTGTAGGAGTTCTTTTACCTGCACTATCAGTAATATAGCCTGTAGATTGAATCCAATTAATTAAAATATTTGGATTAGTAAGTTGAGTGTAACCATTAACTAATGAGCGTAATTTCATCATTAACCTTTAGCTATAAACTCTGAGCCTTCTTTAGCTACGCTATTTTGTAGATATGCCAGCATAACACCTGTATCAACTAATGGCTTTGTAGAACCATTCCCACGTTCACGCCTTAATGCTAATGTCATTGGAGCTAAAGCAGGTGAATAGATAGTAGCTATTTTTGCTTTCATATCTGCGGCGGCTAATATACCAACTGCATTTAATACATCAAAAGCATTATTCTTACCAGCTACTACTGAAGCTACGCCTTTACTTAATATGGCTACCCATTCATCTTTATTTTCTTTGATAGTAGGGCGCATAAATGGTCTAGGCGGAATTTTCTTAGCAGGTGCGCCAAATTCATTTTGTGCGGCAACTGAAGCAATTGGAGTACCATCTTCATATTGACCACCTGACGGAAATCCTACTTGAGCAACTAAGCCTTGAAATTCTTTAGGCGCACGTTCTAGTGTGGCTTTAATCTTATCAAGATTTAAGGCGGTCAAAATATACCACCAGCTTTTCTAAAAGCTGAATTTTCAGGGCTACCACCAATATATAGTCCTACATTTGCTACAGCACGTAATAGCGCACGTAATTGACTGCCATATGGGGTAGTAGCCAACCACCAACCAAAAGAGGTCTTAACAGGTGGTGGAGTAAGTGAAACATTAACAGTACCTTCAGCAGTACCTTGAACAACTACTGTTGGTATGCCAGCAGTAATCATTGTGAATGATTGAGCTAAATGAGCGCACATTAAATCTAACGCTAATTGAAGCTGTTTTGTTTTAAAATTATATGGATAATTATTATCAGGATTTATATATGATGTTCCCATAGTCCACCACCCATCAAGTTGCGCTGTTGGATAATCAGTCACATCAGCAAAAGCTGGAAACTGTAATCTAAAGTTAGCATCATTGTAGGCAGGAACTAGAGAAGTCATAATTAGCTCTTAATTAAGTTTAGGTGCATCTTCATCTTTGGCATAATCTGATGCTGTCAAAGGTGCAGACTTATCTTTTAAATTCATATCAGGAACTACTTTTTCTACTGCTGTTGTTTTCGTGCGAACAGATAAAAAGCCATCTTTTTCATGTTTCAGGAAAACTGGATTCTTTTTTAATGCTTCGTAATCAGCATCGTCAATTTCGGTTGCAACACCAATTGGCGTGATTAAACGGTCATTAGCAACGCCTGTACCACCTTTAATAAGAACACCTACATCTTTGATAGGCATATCGTTACCGCCTTGTAACCAGTTTTGATAAAGCTGGTCATTAGCTAGGGTAGAAAATACATGGACTTTAGCCATTTTTAAAACTCCTTGAGTGAATAGAGAGCGAGGTTTCCCTCGCCCTTCTATCTTACATCATATAAAAAATACAATCTATTAAACTATATTTTTAGATGCCGCTATAACGTACAACAGCGTATGGGCGTTTAAGCATAACACCAGCAGTAGCGTTTGAATAATCTTCAACGTATGCTTTAGCTTGTTTTTCAACGCCTAATGCTTGGAACTTAGCAGGAACAACTTGTACCCATGTACGGCTGTCATCACTTGCACCATCTTCTACTGATTCAGCATAAAGATAGAACACGTTAGCACCACCATTAGCATAGTTCAATTGAGGAGCAGAAATTACACGCAATTTTGCGTAAGTTTTGTTCAACCAATCACGTACTGAAATACCAAAGTCAGAAGTTACTGACAAGTATTGGTAAGCATCAGTAGGCAACGCTAATGTAAGCTCTGCATCTTCAGGATTAATAGTATCTTGAGATTGAGTTTGCAATTGAGCCGCCGCAACACGAATGTCAGCTACGATTTGCAAGAATGATTTGTTAGCCCATAAAGTTGAGCTACCTGTACCAGTAGCCGCTACAGTAACGTAAGCAGGTAATGATGGGTCATTCAAGAAACCATAAGTTAGATTGTTACCACCATTGTAGCCATTGAAACCGATAAGGTTACGTTGGATTTCCAATGATAGAGCCGCAGAAGCACGTTTTTCAGCAGAAGTGCTGATACGAATACGAGCCGCACGAGCTTCTTCTAATGAACCAACTTTGATACCTTTTTCGAAACGAATAACAGTACGGCGTACAAAGTTAGTGTTCCATGAAGCTAAAGGTACATTAGTATAATCGCCGTATGGTAACGCATTACCAATTGGCTCTAAGATACCTTGTACGATTTCTTCATCTTCCCATGAACCTGTTGTAGTAATACCAACTAAGTCATCGATTTTACGAGCGGCTGTAATTACTTTAACAAAGCCCGGTAACCAATTTTGTAGGAACTGAACTGGAGTAGTCATTGATGGGCTAGTAACATCAGCTTGATTGCCGCTATCCATTGCCCAGTTAGCCATAGTTTTAACTTGACGGTCTGAAATATTAATACCAATTTGACTTAAAGCTGAAAAATCAGCTACGTCTTTGGCATCCATTGTTACCGCACCCACGTTACGTGGACCGATATAACTTTTTTCTAGCGATTTCATAATTTATATCCTTAGTCAGTAATACGGATAGCTGTTAAACCAGTTGCAGTTTGTGGATAATTCCACACTACGCAATTTGGAATTAACGCATTACCAGTAGTTGCAGAAGCCCCCGGTGCTACAGTTGAAAGAACGCCAGTAGTGGTGTTGTATTGAACCAAGTCACCAATATTACACGCACCAACAACAGTAACGCAGATAGTACCCATTGTTAAGAACTCACCTTGATTGTAAGCAGGTAAGAACAATGTAGGGTCAAGTGGATTGCCACCAACAGCACCGTAAGAAGCATATACTTTAGGATTAACTAAAATACCAGCGAATAAAACGCCTGTACCAACAACGCCCCCTTGTGAAGCTACGTTAGTAGTATTAGATTTAGTAAAAGCTAAACCAATAGTACCCCCATTTACATCTAGTGCCAATGAATCGACACGTTGTGGACCATCTACAATTAACTCGCCCGGAATACCAAAGCCAAGATTAACATTGACGGTAGCTTGAAAACTAGCAGTAGTCATGATTATTTACCTTTTTCTAAGAATCGTTGAACAAAATTACCTTTGCGGAAACTAACAGCATTATCCATACCGTGAGCTACGCTAGATGCGCCTTTACCTTCGAGATAAGCACCCAAGAATGTTACACGAGCATCTTTAGGAGCATCTAAACCAAGTTTCTTAATACCATACTTAGCCATCGTGTTTAAATCCATTTCAGCGTGGTCAAATGCGCCGATATGTTTTGATAGTTTGTCATATAGTTTTGTTTTATCAGCTAAGTCTTTATGAACTCGTTTGATAATAGCCGCCGCATCCATACCAGCACCACGTTCACCTTCTTTTGGTTCTGATTTAGCTCCGCCTTGAACGATTGGGTCAGATTCTTCATCTTTAACTTCGCCCGGTTTGTCTTCATCACCGTCAGGTTTTTCCATATCTTCATCATCAGCAACAGCTTCTTCTTCTTCGCCGCCGCCTTTGTGCATTTCTAATAATTCTTGAATTTTTGCCAATTTCGGCATCACATCTTTAACGAATGAATGAACATCCTCTAAAGACATAGCAGGTTTCTCGCCACCTACTTCTTTATTTTCTTCAGCCATGAAAAGCTCCTTGTTATCTACTGTAAAAGTGAAATGGTCTAAAACTGCTACATCCGAACCCATGCGACCTTTCTCGACTAAGGCTAGATGATTGCCACGAATTTCACGTTGTATGTAATCATACGCTTCGCCATTGAAACTTGCAGGAGCATATTCATATTTACAACGATAACCGCAGGACAATTCTTTTTTACCGTTAGCAATGAGATTAGTCATTGCTTCGGAAAATACTTTAATATTACCTTTTAAATACTCGCCATCAAAGAAAACATCTTCTCCGATTACACCTTGAATTCCTTTGTCTTCAGCAGGAGTTAAACCTTCATCCTCACTACCTAACATTACATGATTATCAATCCAGGGTAATAATTTAAATGAATCAATACAATCTTCTGTTGATAATTCTTCGGCTGGTCTGTAAACATTATAAATTCTGTCAGCATCACAATCAGGTGAAATTGAACGACCTGAATATGGAAATACACCTACTTTGGATAATGGGTTATCTTTAACTTCAAACCATCCATTTGTATCATATTCTCTTTTATCCATTGCACTAGCGTGCGATTCAGCTTTTTCCGCAATTTCTTCCGCATCTTTCGAAACTTTGTGAAATATTGGGTCAGGTGCATTTTCTATGGTTGCCCATACAAAAGCATCATGCTCCTCATTTAAATCAGGTGTAAACTCGCCATCATTACACCCGAATAGATTTACTTTACCTTCATCATAGATAAGATGTAATCCCGTTGCTGGAACGTGTCCACATTCTTCACGAGATTCACGAATAGCACCTTCTATCGGGGATTCGCCTTCTTCTACATGACCACCGGGGAAATCCCATGAATTATCTTTAGTTCTACGCATCCATAATATCTTGTCATCATTTGTATAGACAATAAAAGCGACGATTTTAGAATCAGGTTCTTCAGTTAAATCTCTTTCATGGTCATTGTCTGCATCATCAGCAACATGAGATTTTCTAGCATTTTGATATGCAATAGCAACAGCTTGGTCACGTTTATGACCAGCTTTAATCAATTCAGCTACATTAGCTGAAATAACTTCTTTGCTTGAACCTGATTGAAGTGGCATTAAATTACCCTACCTTGTTGGAATGGTATGTTTGTTACATTAAGTAAAACTGTTGATTCTCTAGTATTACCTTCAGAAGTTACAAATATTGGTCTGATGGTATAAATTTGGTTTATTGCACCTGTAGGAATTGTACCAGCAGAAATGTGAACTGAAATTACTTTCCCAATATCGGCAGTAACTCCGTCAGGGAATACAACAGGTACAGAATTAATTGCTGGACTTTGAAATACTAATCCTGTTTGGTCTGATGTAATAGAAGTGATTGATGTAATAACTTCTAAAGTATCAAGGATATGCGTACAATCAATATTATATGCAATAATTTCTGTCGTTCTTTTTTCTAAGATGTAATTATTCATTTACTTTCCAATAATCTGCTCTAGGTAAAACATCCCAATAATTATTACGTTGTTCTACTTGCCAATTTGTTGCTCGTGGTAAAACGTGCCACACTACTTCTGAGCTTTGGAATATTGGAGCGCAAAAGTAAACATCTACTGCATTACCTTGTTCAGCAACGACAACTATGACATAAGTTGTTGCGCTAGTCGAATCTTGTGCTTCAACCGCTTCTTGAATTGAAACTGAAGCGGTCATTATTACATTAACAATATCAGTACTTAATTCAGATTCTACTACATTTACTGCCGCAACCATTTTTTCTGATTGTGTATCAATTGCATTGCCTGATTCTTGCTGATGCACATAAGCGGTCATTTGCTCTATAACAGTATCAGAAGCCGTACCTGATTCAATAATTGCTAATAATGCCGCCATCGTTTCTGATTGGCTATTTTGAGCATTACCTATTTCATTTACTACTATATAAGCAGTTAAGTTTTGTGATACCACATCAACTGCATTACCAATTTCAGCAATATTAGCTTGGGCAGTCATATTTTCTGACTGTACCGATTGAGCATTACCACTTTCATTTATTATAACGCCAGCACTCATAGATTCAGATTGTGTATCTTGAGCATTACCTGATTCTATTATTGTAACTGCATCTATCGCATTTTCAGATTGCGTTGATTGTGCATTACCACTTTCATTTATCGTAACAGCATCAACAGCATTTTCGCTTACAACATCAATCATATTTCCTAATTCTACTATGCTTACAGGTGCAGTCATTAATTCTGATATTACATCTTGAGCATTTCCAGCTTCATTTATTGAAGTTTGTGAACTCATTGTTTCAGATTGCGTATCTACTGCGTTTCCAGTTTCCGTAATAGTGATTGCATCTACAGAATTTTCGCTAACAGTATCATTTGCGCTTCCAGCTTCGACAATAGTTGCTGAAGCTGTCATGTTTTCACTAATAGCATCTTGAGCGTTACCAGTTTCAGATTGTGTAACTGGTGCTGACATTGTTTCGCTAACTATATCTATCGCATTTCCAATTTCTGCTATAGCAACACCAGCCGACATCGTTTCTGATTGACTATCAGTTAAATTTACATTTTCATTTATCGTAACAGCATCTACCGAATTTTCAGCTATTACATCTACAGCATTGCCAATTTCAGCTATCGTAACAGGTGCGTTCATAATTTCTGAAACAACATCTACGGCATTACCAGCTTCAGAAATTAAAATTGGAGCTGACATTGTTTCTGATACTACATCTACCGCACTTCCACTTTCAGTTATATTTTCCGCATCAATTGAAACAACTGAAATTACTTCTACTGCATTTCCACTTTCAGATATAGTTATTAGAAATATTACACCATTCGTTCCCGAAAAAGATATAACTGAAAATGATTGAAATCCATACATAAATTAATGTCTGCCATATTCAAAACCGCTTGCATGGTCTAGGTTAGGTAAATTAGGGTGATAGCCAAGTGTAGAACTAGCATCTGTCTGAAATCTAAAGTGTATCGCTATTCTGCCTGATTGCTTCCAACCAATCCCACCTTGCCATAAGTGTGTAGGACTAGCACGTAGTTGCATGAAGAAAGCGAAGGGGAAGCCTATGCGTACAAAGATACAGGCATTAGCATATTGCCAATTGCTAGGTACTATCTTAGGGATAAAACACCACTTACCATCTACTGTGAATAACCAAGCAATACCGACTGTTTTGATATAAATATCGTCTAGGCAGAATGGGAAGCTATTGAGTAGCTTGTCTGACCACTTACCGAATATCTCTAGGTTTTTCATAGTGGTATGTCCGCTGGTTCAGGTGTGTTGCCTTCGGATAGCCATAATTGGTATTGTTGAAAATCAGCATTAGCTGGGTCGAATGGGATTGATATATTTTGCCCAACAATTGATACTGAAGATAGAGTATTTGTTAATACATTATTTTGTAATTTATATTGAATAGTCATTTTTATAACTCCGCACTGTAATCTATATAAGCTGAACTGCTATTATTTCCAAGAACAACATCTGAATAATATATAGTAAGGAATGTTGTTGTAAAAGACAATCCAATTAAAGGAACATTTCCATTAGAAACAGATACTTGGTCTATTGCAATTGCTGAAATACTGCTACCAGTATTTCTTGTTTTTAATGTTGAAAATGAAATTGTTGGAGTCGCTCTCATTGAAGTAGGAAACACTATTGTTCCAACCGCAAGTGTAGATGACGCATTTGATACATTGCATACATAAGGGTAAGGCCATGATGCACTTCCACTAACTTTTTGATAATACCTCTGACATAAACTCAACTCCGTACCATACGCCCTATAGTCAAAGCTAGTAGCAGTAGAGCCTTTCTCAAGTTGAACACCTGTGATGTAGAAGGTGGCTCCTGATGTGCCGACAAGTTGTGTTTGCGCTGAAGTGGTTGTGTAATTGCCACTTTGCCAAGAATTAGCAGTTGTTTGGAAATTGCTACCAGCGGCTAAAGTCCATAAAAGTCCTATACCTATGCCGTTGGTTGCACCGACCCATGTACCCGATGTATCCCCTGCAATTGTTATAGATTTTTGTTCCCATGTATTTGCGGAAGAAATACTATATGTAGCAACATAACTTCTATTGTTTGTTGCATTTACCAATCGAACGCCATATGTCCCAGTTAGACTTGACCGAACCCAAAAGGACAAAGTAACAGTTTGTGCATTTGCAGTTCCAAATGCAAGGTCTGCGGTGTTATACCCTTCTATTGATTGATTAATATAGTAAATATCAGAAGATGTAACTGAATAAGCGTTTACTACAGTTACGCCTAAATAATTTGTAAATCCTACAGGTGGTGTTACAGAACCAGCGTTTTGTTGTGCAGTTATTTTACCGCTTGTTGTTTGGGCAATTGCAAATCTATCTACAATATATCCATTAGGCGTTGGCACACTAGCCCCTGCATTCCTCTGGTCTATCACCATAGCACCATTGATGATGCGGTTCTTAAAGCCTGTTACGGGTACAGAATATTCTGCTGTGGTTGCCCCACCATAAGTAGGTGAGGTGATGCCACTTGTTCCATCTAGCGTAATACTCATACTATTGCTCCTAACTGTTCTGCTGTAGGTTGTGGTAGTTCATGTGTCCAACTAGCTATGTAATCACCACGACCATCAGAGTCATTCTGTAAACGTATAGTTGTCATGAAGTCTTGCTGATTAAGTTGTGGGTAAATAGTCATTATTTTTTCGTATAGATTCATCATGCACTCCTTGCTAGAAAGGCTTGAAAGTAAGTTAATGAAGGTGTTGCTGATAAAGTTCCACCGATTACAAGATATATATATAACTCAAAATAATCTGTTGAGCCATTTGCATTAACAAGAGCGCTTCCATTAACTCCTGGTGCAGATGCTGTACTATTTGAAAAGAATTTAATCGCTACCCCATTTTTATATAAAACAAGTTGAAATGCTGTTGTAGCACCACCTTGATTTGCGCCACCACTAAATTGATAATATCCAGCTACAGTTGGTGTAAAACGATAATTTGTTGTTGAATCAAAATTTGAATTTGTATCAAATTCTTTTGCTTGAAATTGAATTTTTGTATATGTTGCAGTAGTTATTGTTTGAGCAACATTTTGATATGCACTAAAAGCTGGTCCTGTCACTTGACTACTTGCACTTGTTAATACTGTACCACTCACACTAGGCAAGGTTAATACAGTACTACCTGCTACTGCTGGCGCACTTAATGTGACACTTCCGCTGGTATCTCCAGCTACGACTATGCTAGACATGACAATCCCTTCAATTCATCTAATGTAGCTACTGTATTTACAAGTTTAGTAACATCACGAAGTCTATTCTTCTCAGCAACAATGGCTGTAGTGTCTGCACCTGTTTCTGTAGCTCTTGAGTAAGCAACATCTTGAGCTAGTAACAATGGTGTACGTTCAGCACGCAGCCTGTCTTTAGTAATCTCTTGTGCTTTGTCTATGTTTACAGTTACCTTGCCATCTACTAATTCCCATGCGTTAAAGAAGTCATGGTGTTCATTGGGTAAGTCTATGCTGTCCACTATGATTGCATGGTCTGGGCAGTCTTTAGCTAATACTTCTTCTACACTAATTTCACCTGTCGGCATCGTAACGCTGACATTTCCGTTTTCGTT